GATTGAGCGTGTCATTTTGATTTCCTAAATAGACCCCAAGAAGTTCAGGGCATGGGTGTATTGTATAGCAATCTAAACACAGGTCAACAATTATTTTGTAAGTATTTTCCCTAATGTTGTATTTATGCAAATGCTTGTTGTTTATTTTGCTATACTTTGTAAATGGACAAACAAAAAGCTATCAGATTGGCTGGCTCACAGAGTGAGCTAGCAAGACTATTGGGAATTCATAGAACTGCTGTTCATCAATGGAAAAAAATTCCGAAAGGAAGAATTTATCAATTGATGTTTTTGCGTCCTGAATGGTTTGTAGAGTAAGATTGTTTGAAACACGGCTAGGTGCGAAGTCATGAGCGCACCGAAAAGGGTTACCACTTCTCCCCTGCCGCAGTTTCTTTTAAGTGGTTTTAAAGTGGAAAAAAATATGGCTAATCCTTGGTTTCGACTCTATTCAGAGTTTGCACACGACCCAAAAATTCAAATGCTTTCTGAGGCAATGCAAAGGCGTTATGTCATGCTTTTGTGCCTTAGATGTAGCGAAGTTCTTGAAACGTTACATGAAACAGAGATAGCGTTTCAATTACGTTTATCAGAGGCTGATTTGCTAGAAACAAAACAATTGTTTATTAGCAAGAATTTTATTGATAAACATTGGAATTTAATAAATTGGGATAAACGTCAATTTGTTTCAGACTCAAGCACCATGCGGGTTGCAAAGCATCGTCAGAAAAAGAAACAGGAAAGTAACGCTGATGAAACGTTACAGAAACGTCAAGGTAACGCCCTAGATACAGATACAGATAAGAATCAAATACAGACTCAGAAGAAAACAGCAACTGTCGTTGCTTGCCCTCCCGATGTTGACCAACAGATTTGGGATGACTGGAAACAATTACGCAAAGCCAAGAAAGCGCCTGTCACAGAAACCGTGGTAAACAGCGCAAGAAAAGAAGCCGCCAAAGCAAACATGGCGTTTAGTGATTTTTTGAGTGTTTGGTGTGCCAGGGGATCACAAGGCTTGCAAGCTGATTGGCTAAAGCCTGATGAAAAAGGTTTGAGCAAGACTGGTCAAATGAATCAAAGGGTAATTTCTGGACTTACCCGTGGACTAATCGGAGGAAGCAGCAATGTCAAATTACTTGGAGAGTGATTTTTGCACCCAAGACCAAGGTCTTGATTACATCTTTGGTCGCATGATGGCAATTTATGGCGCACCATTTAATCGTCATTTTGATGGCCTTGACCCTGAGTTTGTTCGCCAAGAATGGAAGGGTCAGATTGGTCGTTTCCTGACATACCGCCCAAGCATGGACTTTGCGATTGCCAAACTCAATGAAGAATTTGTGCCAAGCGCAATTAAGTTCAGAAACCTTTGCAATCAAGGCCCAGAAATACCCATTAAGCCATTACCGCAAATTGAACGCAAGATGACGATTCACGAAAAGATTGAAAGTGATCGTGTCAGGTCAGAAGCATTGGCAAAATTGGCAGCATTAAAAAAGCAATACGCAAATGACAAATTATGAAGCCAACAGAATCCTTGATCGAGTCAGAGAAGGCCAACAATTTAGCCACTTTGTCATCACAAGAGCGCTTGAACTTACAGGAGATTATGAGGAACACAGAAGCTGTGGAGTGGATCAAACGCTACCGCAAGAAAGCATTGGAGGAGGGGCGGGGAGAGGCGCAGTATTGGTGGCAACAGACGCTGATTCACATTGCCAACAAACGTGGGCAGAAAGCCGCTGATGACCTACGCCAACGCATGAACGCACAGAAAGACAAGAAATGACCTTTATGACCACATTCAGCGTGGACGCTGATCCCGTAGGAAAGCAAAGAGCAAGGTACGCCAAGCGTGGTAACTTTGTCCAAACTTACACCCCTGACAAAACCCGAAACTATGAGGCGTTGATCAAAGAGGCGGGTATTCAGGCTATGGGAAGTTCCGAGCCACTAGAAACGCCTGTAAGCCTTTATTTATACATCAGAATGCCAATCCCTAAGTCATACTCAAAAAAACGCTTGGAGGCGTGTTTAAACGGCTCTGAGCAACCAATTAAAAAGCCTGACGCATCCAATATCTTGAAATCTGTGGAAGATGGGCTAAACGGGGTGGTTTACAAAGACGATTCTCAAATCATCAATATCCATGTGACCAAGGTTTACTCAAGCCAAGGTGGTGTGGACATTTGTGTAAAGGAGTGCTTGCCTTGAACATTTTTATTTATACAAAAAGTAAATGCCCAAACTGTGTTGCTGCCAAACAACTTCTAAAGTCCAAAGGGCTGAAGTTCATTGAGAACGACATGGACACAGAAAGCGTCAGACAAGCCTTTTACTTTGCTTACCCTGATGCCAAACAAATGCCCCAAATCTTCATCAATGACCAAAGGGTTGGTGGTTTGGCGGGCTTACAAGCGGCTTTGAAGGAGTTAAATCTGTGAAAGCACCGTACAAAGCGATTGAATTTATATTGGAAAACGCTTCAAAATTTGCCCAAGCCAAAGCACAAAGGATGTATTTGGAAGAATTCCGCAAGACTAAAAAAGCCTTGTTGATGAAAGATGCCATGAAAACTGGCATTGATTCTGCCGTTGCTCAAGAGCGTGAGGCTTATGCACACCCTGAATATCAAGAACTTCTAAAAGGCTTGGCTGTGGCAATCGAGCAAGAAGAAACGCTGAAATGGAAGCTAACGGCCGCCCAGATGAAGTCAGACATTTGGCGTTCAGAGCAAGCAAGTGAGCGTCTTGGCGTAAAAACAACGGAATAAAACAATGATTCACTATCACGGTTTACCAATTACCCCCGCAACGGTGGCAGTCAAGGCAATAGAAAACGGTCATGCGTTTGTGTCATTTGCACATTCAGATCAGTTATCCACAGCCATTGAAGTCTGCCAATCTTTTGCAATAGACAACGGGGCGTTTTCTGCCTGGCGGTCAGGCAACCCAATCCAAGACTGGCAACCCTTTTACGATTGGGCGCTTAATCTGAAGAAAGTCCCATCGTGCGACTTTGCGGTCATTCCTGATGTGATTGACGGGACAGAAGCTGACAACGATGCGTTGCTAAAAGATTGCCCACTTCCCACATGGTTTGGCGCACCCGTTTGGCATATGCACGAATCACTTGAACGACTAGAACAATTAGCAAACTCCTATGTTAGGGTGTGCATTGGCAGTTCAGGCGAGTTTTCCACAGTAGGAACGGCACATTGGTGGGTCAAAATGAGCCAGGCCATGCGTCTTATTTGTGATGACATGGGCAGACCCGCTTGCAAATTGCATGGTTTACGAATGCTTGACCCTGCAATCTTTACAAAACTGCCATTTGCGTCAGCAGACAGCACGAATATTGGCAGAAACGTGGGGATTGATGTGCATTGGAAGCATGGCAATTACCCTCCCCCAACAAAAGAAGCAAGGGCGCAAGTCATGCGGTCAAGAATTGAGGCGTTTAACGCCCCATCACAATGGAATTTTTATCAACCAATGGAACAGGAAACACTTTTATGATTTTTGCTTTAATCACTTATGCCGTGGCAATGACTGCGGCAAACCTTTTGGTGGCTACATTTGGCCCATCAATTAGCCCCATTAACGCATTTTTGTTTATTGGATTAGATCTGACCTTGCGTGATTGGCTTCATGTACGCCTAAAAACATGGCAAATGGGCGGTTTGATTGTAGGAACTGGCGCTTTGACTTACTTGTTAAACCCTGCCGCAGGCATGATTGCCGTGGCTTCAGCTACATCATTCTTGGTAGCAGCCTTGGTAGATTGGGCGGTATTTGTCAAAACCACAGGATCGTGGATTAAACGAGCAAATATATCCAACACAGCAGGGGCAGCAGTAGATTCAGTAATGTTCCCAACAATTGCATTTGGCGCTTTGATGCCTGAAATTGTGGCGTTGCAGTTCATTGCCAAGGTTGCGGGTGGTGCAATATGGTCTTACATCTTTAAAAAGCATCATGCAATTCCCCAAACATAACTACATTCGCAGCCAAAAGCTACTAAAGTTGGTGGCAAGCCTAGATTGCCAATGCTGTGGTGAATCCTATGGAATCCAAGCGGCTCACTCAAATTGGGGTGGTGGCAAGGGTAAAGGCATCAAGGCTGATGACAACCTAGTAGCGGCTTTATGCCTGAAATGCCATTACGAAATAGACCAAGGGGCGCATTTGTCTAAGGACGAACGCAAAGAAATGTGGTTAAAAGCCCACAAAGCAACGGTGGAGGCACTTGGCGACAGATGG